GAGCTCGTTCGGTGCAGCTCCTAGCGCACCATCAGCTCCCGGAGCAGCAATCCCCGACCGGCTCGACCGAATGGAGTCGGGCGCCTCGTCGATGCCATCGTTCACTATCCCGCCAGTCGGAGGCGGCACGTCCACCGGCGGCGGAGGCGGCGGAGGCGGCGGCGGAGGCGGCGGAGGAGCTGCGACAAGTCCATTCGATCCGAGCGCCTACGACGCAAAGAATCGCTATTACACGATGCCGGCGGAACTCTCATCCGCTTACGCAGCGAAGAGCCGATTCTACGAGATTCCATCCGCGCTAGACGCCGCTTACGCACCGAAGCAAGCCGTCTACAACGTCACCGTCAACACGGTAACGGCGGACGCGAACCTTCCGAATCTCGTCGTCGAAGCTCTCCAGACTTATAACCTCGTCTCCGGGCCGTTAGACGTTCAGATAGCAGTCTGAGCCATGCCCGCGAACATCATCACCGGCGGGACGCTCACCGTAGAGCTCGACGTCGGCTTCGGCGACGGCTTCACACTCAACGACACTCAACAAGGCATACTCAACGGGACGACCTACGTTCTCGACGGCGTCGACCAGTTCGCCGAGATCGACGTCGTCTCCGTCAACATCGACCGCGGGAAGAAAACCGTCCTCGACTCGATAGCTCCGGGACGAGCCACGATTATCGCTCGCGACACGACTCGAGCCTTCGACCCGTATAACGAAGCCAGCATCTACTGGGACGAGTTCGATGACACCCCGGGACTCTCCCCTCTGCGTCAGATACGCATCACCCGAAACTCGACAGTCATCTTCCGAGGTCGAGTCGTGGACTTCACCTATGACTACGTCGGCCCGAAAGCCATCCCCCAAGTGACGATCATCGCAGCCGACGACCTCTTCATCCTCTCGAACTCATTCCTCAACGCCTTCACGCCCTCTCAAGAGCTCTCCTCGGCTCGAGTCTCGACCATCCTCGACCGAACGGAAGTCGGCTGGAGCGCCTCCCTCCGAGACATTACGACCGGGACGACAACACTCGGGAACTATGCGATCGCCGAAGGCACAAACGCCCTCGACTACCTTCGCAAAATAGACGCAGCCGAACGCGGTCGAATCTTCGTCCGAGCATCAGACGGCGACCTCGTCTTCCAGCCTCGAATCGGAAACACGCTCTCCGCTCCGAGCGTCACCTTCGCCGACGACGGCACAAACACGCCCTACCGGGAAGTCTTCGTCGACTTCACGGTCGACTCCGTCCTCAACCGGGTGACCGTGCAACGCCCCGGAGGAACCGCCCAGACTGCCACCGACCCGACCTCGATCGCCCTCTACTTCACGCAGGCCGAAAGCATCACCGACTCCCTCCTCTCCACAGACACTCAAGCGCTCACGCTCGCGAACTACCTCCTCGAAGGCTCCCCGGAGCCACGATTCTCAGGCGTCACTACCTTCTTCGGCTCCCTCACTACCGGGCAGAAGAACGCGGTCGCAGCCGTCGAGATCGGTGAAACGATCGCAGTCACTCGCACGTTCACGACCGGCTCCCCGCTCACCGTCACCGAAGAGCTCACCGTCGAAGGCATCTCCCACCGGATCGACCTACGCGGCGAGACGGTCACGTTCTACACCGCTCCGACGACCATCGTCTATGCCCTCCTCCTCGACGACAGCCTCCGGGGACGCATCGACGCGGATAACGTCCTCACCTAGTCGGCTAGGCTCTTAGCACTATGACGACTCCGTTCCCGTTCTCGGCTGGAGCCGTGCTCACAGCTCAGCAGCTCAACGACATAACGAACCTCCCGATCAACGATCAGACGGCCTCCTACGTGCTCGTCGTCGGAGATGCCGGGAAGCGCGTCATCATGAACGACGCCTCCGCGAACACTGTCACGGTGAATAACTCGATCTTCACCGCGGGAGATACCGTCGAAGTTCTCAACAAAGGCGCCGGAGCGACGACGATCACCGCAGGCGCAGGCGTGACACTCAACGGACTCTCGCTCGTGCTCTCGCAGTATCAGGGCGCTTCGATAGTATTCCTCTCGGCATCATCAGCGCTAGTATTCCCGACAGGTGGAGCAGTGAAGACGACAAAGGTAACAGCGTTCACCGCTAGCGGCACGTTTACGCCGCCTACTGGCGTCGTTTATGCGATCGCCCACGTTCGCGGCGGCGGCGGTAGCACAGGCACAGCAAGCACCGCCGCCGGCGGCAATAGTTCGGTGGCGTTTTCAGGTGGCACCGTTACCGCAACAGGCGGCGCCGCCGCGCCGCTAATGCTTGCTCATGGGTTTTACAAAGTTACGGCCGGAACAGTCAATAGCGGAAACGGCGCGGCGGGTTCTCAGTTCCGAGGCGCGGACGTTACAGACAGTTCGGTTACATTTGGCGGCGACGGTGCTTACATTGTCGCAGGCGGTGCAGTAACACCCGGTACGGGCATCACTGTTACGGTCGGCGCGGGTGGCACCGCTGGTACTAATGGCGCGGCAGGCGGTAGTGGCTACGTATGGATCGAGTACGCAGAGTAGGACATCATGGAAAGAACAGTCGCAGTCGTCGCCCCAGATACGAAGAACGGCGTCGTCGTCAACGTCGAAGTCGTCGCCTCGGACTGGACGAACACCGATCCGCAGCACCTCATCGAGTACGACGCCGAGCATCCTGCCGCTATCGGCTGGCAAGTAGTGAACGGGAAAGTCATCGTCCCGCCACCGCCACCGGAGCCAGAAGATGCAGCTCTCTAACAGTCAGAAAGCCGCGCTCACTTCGTACGCTCGAAGCGTTGTCGCCGCAGTGATCGCAGTCGCCTCGACCGGCAACTACGCCCCGGATGATCTCGTCAAGGCTGCGGTCGCAGCTCTTCTACCTCCTCTCATGCGATGGGCTAACCCGAAGGACGCTGCGTTCGGTCGTGGCGTCGAATAGTCTCCCCGTCCGCAGATTCGTTCTCCCTACTGGCCTCAAAGGTCAGCAGAACGGAAAACTCTCGCCCGATCTACTTAGCGCGATCCGTCCCTCCGGATTCCTCTATCTGACTGCGGCGGCATCATGGGCGGCGATGAAGAAAGCGGCACGAGTCGACGGAATCGTCCTCAAGCCGACCTCCGCCTTCGACGCCTATCGTCCCTACTCAGTGCAAGAAGCCGTCTTCCTCCAGCGCTACACGAAGACGCCACTCGCCGGACGTCCGACCCGGACATGGAACGGGGCGACATGGTACCTAAAGCCCGGACTAGCTCCCCTTGCCACGCCCGGAACCTCTAATCATGGCTGGGGCTGCGCGGTAGACATCTGGAACGTCGGACAGAATGGGCGCCTCGAATGGCTCCTCGCACACTGCGACGAGTTCGGCTGGAGCTGGGAAGTGCAGTCCGAACCGTGGCACATTCGGTACGTCCTCGGCGAAAGCCTTCCCTCCGGAGTGAACCTATGACGGAAACCGTCCTCGTCGCCATCATCGCAGCGTTCGGCGTGATCGCCGCAGGCCTCCCGGCAGCTCTCATTGAGCGCGCTCGACGCGAAAATGCCACCGATCACGCCTTCGTTCGGCGTACGCTGGAACAGATCGACGATCACCTCAACGAAATCGAGGACTCGCTCGACGAAGCTACGGAAGCACTAATCCAACACATCGACGACGAGGAGGCTCATAGTGGGGATTCTGGACGAACTTCATCCGACTAAAACTCATCACGCCATCATCAACGAGTTCTTAGACGCACAAACAAAAAAGGATCGGGAGGAATGGCTCGAAGCATTACGTCGAGCCGACATCTACTCGACCCGGTCGATCCTCGACCTCATGATCTCTAAAGGCTTGCAAGGCGTCAACGAGAACGGACTCACCAGATACCGAAGAAAGCTAGAGGGCTATGCCTCCGCGAGATGAACTCGACCATCTGAAGATCATCGAAGAGCTTCAGTCGACGCTCAAGAAGACGCAACGAAAGCTCGCAACAAAGGAAGCCGCCCGGGAAGAGCTCGTCGAAGCCGTCTATCGTGCAGCTCGAGAGGCTGCGCTCGCAGTCAAGACTCCGAAGCCGGTCATCGCGAAACGTGATCGCCGATCAAAGAAAGCCGAAGTCGCCCTCATCCATGCGACCGACTGGCAACTCGGCAAGAAGACGACGTCCTACTCTGTCGAGACGTGCGCGGAACGAATCGACCTCTTCGCCTCAAAGGTGCTCCGCATAACGGAGATTCAGCGTCAAGATCATCCAGTCCGGGAAGCCGTTCTCATGCTCGGCGGGGACATGGTCGAGGGACTCGGAATCTTCGAGTCGCAGCTCTACGAGGTCGAGGCGTACCTCTTCGAGCAGCTCTTCGAGACGTCCCGAATCATCGAGAAACTCGTCCGCACACTGGCAGCGAACTTCGAGACGGTGCGAGTCATCTGCGAGTTCGGGAATCACGGACGGATAGGCAAGTTCGGCACCATGCCACGCGGCGACAACTTCGACCGCATGGCATACAAGATCGCCCAAGACCGCACGACCGACCTCGGCATCTCGTGGCAGATGAGCGAAGAGTTCTTCCAACACTTCACTATTGGCAAGTATCGCGCGCTCCTAGTTCACGGCGACGAGATTCGTTCATTCGGTGGGACGCCGATCTTCGCGATCATCAAGAAGTTCACCGGATGGGCGGCAGGCATTACTCCGGAATGGGATGAAGCGTTTATGGGGCACTATCACACGCCGCTTAGTCTCACGATCCCGAACGGTGCTCGAGTCTTCGTCACTGGCTCCCCGGAGTCCGGGAACGTCTACGCAGCCGAGCAGCTCGCAGCTCAAGGACGACCGTCCCAGCGCCTCCACTTCGTCGACCCGGAGGCAGGCATCACGACCGCGGAGTTCGTCCTATGGCTCGACTAGATGCAGTCCCGGTGCTCGTTATCTGGCACGACGCCCACGCCGAGCACTCATGGACGACGCTCGAAGAGCTCGACTCCGACCCGTACGTCGTCGAGACAGTCGGATTCCTCCTCCCGGACGCCAAAAGAGGCCACGTCGTCGTTGCCCAGTCGATCGGCTCAGATGACGCCCTCGACTCCGTCCTCCAGATACCAGTCGGGATGATCCGCAAGACGGTAGTCCTCGGAAATCCACCATCTGAGAGCACCGTTCCCCTACCATAGATTCCGAGTCATAAGGAGGCTCAGAATGACACAGCAAGACGCGGAACTCTTCCGCTACCAGCGGCTATTCGGCACGACGCCGGACGGACTTCAGCTCAAGGTCACGGTGATTACGACGAATGAGGGTAGGATAAAGTCAGCCTCGCTCCAGATGAGAGCAGTCGAAGGCCCGATGCCTCTCTCGGCTCACCCCGCCCTATGGTCGAAACCCGTCACTCTCACCCTCAACACGATCGGGGAAGAGTTCGATTCTGGAGGCGTGGCGTGAACCCGTTCGCGATCATCCTCCTCTCGGCGATGGGCGTCGTCGGAGCAGCGGGCCTATCCGCCCTCCCTACGGATAGTGAAATGGCTCCGACGACCGCCTCCCTCGACCCGTGGGCCGACATCTGGCTCACCAGCACCTCTCAGGCGCGCCCAGAGGCTCCCAGAGAGCCGAAAGCACCGTCCCGGGGTATCTGCCCACCCGTCTACGACACAGCGCTCACGATCGGCTTCACACCCGACGAAGCCGCGCTCCTCGACCGGATCGCATGGCACGAGTCTCGATGCTCCTATGACGTCCGAGGCGACCTCACCCGAGGCGTCTCCTACGGCATCCTCCAGATTCACGGCCCCTCATGGTGCGAACCTAACCGCTACTGGCCAGACGGCTACCTCCAGACGAAAGGCGTCCTCGAGACGTGCGAAGACCTCTTCGACCCGGCGATCTCCGTCATCGCAGCCGGACACATCTACCGCGAAGGCGGCTTCGAGCAGTGGAGCACCTACGAACTGGCGGTAGAAGAATGACGGCCTACGACTACATCGTCGCCGGGACGATAGTCCTCACCGCGATCACACTCATCACGCTCGCCATCTGGAGGGAAGGATGATTACTCGCGAAGAATGGCTCGCCATCCCACTCGAAGCACGTCTCACCGAACACGCGAATCACTGCGAAGACGAACTCCTCCGCGACGACCTCATCCTCGCAGTGATTCGCGTGTTCGGTGAGACGTGCTTCGAGTGGGAT